CCCCTGCCGATGGACCACTCTCAGTAACCAATTCATCAATACATGATAATGCCGAAAGTGTAATTATTAAAAACCTTGTTGAAGGTCAAGAAAGCGCAGTAGATATAAACGAATTTCGTATCGCTCACCGTCTACAAAGATGGGCCGAAAGGCAAATGAGATCAGGAAATCGCTACGTGGAAACACTACTCTCCCACTGGGGTGTTACAAATAATGACCTACGGATGATGCGACCACAATACTTAGGTGGTGGAAAGATGCCCGTTACAATATCAGAAGTATTAAATACTAACGGAAATAAAATCGAAGATGCAAGTCTAGGTTCAAACGTTCCTCTCGGAGATATGGCCGGACACGGAATAGGTATAGGATCAACACCTATGGCAAAAGCTACATTTAAGGAACATGGATGGATTATGGGCATAATGTCAGTAATTCCAAAAACAACATATCAAAATGGTATTCATAGATCATGGTTAAGAAAAGATAAATTTCAATACCCATGGCCCGAATTTGCAAATTTCGGAGAACATGCAGTACTACAAAAAGAAATATATGCAACAACTGACTCTGTGGAAAACGATACAATATTTGGATATCAATCACAATATAGCGACCTAAAATATAAAGGATCTTCAGTTCATGGAGATTTCCGGGACAATTTAAGTTTCTATCACATGGGAAGAATATTTGCAGACGTACCCGATTCTGGAGAACAATTACCACCTGCACTTAATGAGGACTTTATTAAATGCGATACATCCGCGATCAATGAGAGAGTTTTTACAACAGGCGATACATCAGATACTTTATGGATTCAAATTTATAATGCCGTTACTGCTATTCGCCCACTGCCATACTACGGTACGCCTACATTATAAACAAGATTTAATCATAGATATGGAAACAAAAAAAGCAAAAGCATCTGACACCGTTCAGGTAAAAGCTAATCAGAAATATAAAAAGCGTAGCGTTTCCGCTGACCCTAAACGCCCATTATTTTATAATGCATATAATTTCAAATTCAATCCAAAAACGATGACGGATAAAAACAATAAACCGTCAAACACGGTACCCGGAATGGTAGAAGAAATGAAAGATATGTTTCAACGCTTTCAAATGGGACAAGTAGTCCCTACTAAAAATTATCAATACGGCGATGACTTCGGCGAAGAAGTCAACCCGATGTACAAGCCCGGACTAGATCTAACAGACATAGATAATATTAAAAAATTCGTAAAAGAATTTGAGGAAAAGGTCAAAACAAAAGACTTGGAAGGGGAAGAGGGGAAGCCGTCAGAAGTGTCCCCTCCTCTTTCTGAAGAAACAGAAGAAAAAGTTACACAGTAACTAAAAAAAACAACAATAACGACAAAAACTCTCAATAGCTAGGCTGTTGAGAGTTTTTGTATTGTGGCAGGAAAAAGTAGAGCGTAAAAAACGAGGTACGAGTACAAAAGCGAAAAAAAACAAGCCACAATACAAAAACTTATTAACAATATAAGGAAGTTATTCACAAAACAAATAGAGGTAAAACCTCTAAAAGCCTTGAAAAAAGGCTTAATGCTTTATAATTCCCTTGATATATATAAAGCAGATTGACACCCATAGGTACCCACTTCTCCCAGGAAATAAAAAAAAAGCGTAGCTTTACATTCTAATAGCCACAAATATGCCATTTTACGGAGAAGGACAAGACGCAAACTTACCAGTTATACAAGATACTGGACAATCAACTGCCGGAACAGTCGCCGCAGGATCAGGCGCAATAGGTGGTATAATATCAGCAGTTACACAACCATTCATGCAAAAATGGCAACAAGACTTCGAAAGACACGAAGCTGGCCAAGCCTGGGAAAGAAATATTCAAAACTGGAAAATGCAAAATGAATATAATTCACCTGCACAACAGATGCAAAGATTAAAAGAGGCAGGACTCAATCCCAATTTAGTATATGGAAAAGGTGCCGTAGGAAATTCCGCCTCACAACCGGCACCATATCAAAAAGCAAAATCAATATCTAGAGAATTAAGACCATTAAATACATCAGGTCCTCTAGATGTCTTAGCAAAGTATCATGGTGTAAGAAAACTAAATGAGGAAGCAAATGCAGCCTCTATGGAAAATAGGGCGGCGAAATCGTCCGCCTATGTTACCTGGATTGATACTTATGATAGATTAGAAAGATTAAAAAGTCAAACGAAAAGCGCAGCCGCAAAAGCTAAACTAGATGAGGCACTCGCCTTTACCCAACAACAAATAGCATCATGGTACGGCGAAGGTTTCACTGCCCAAGATCCCATAGGTGCAAGAAGAATAATATCTAGATATTCTGGAGATGCAAAAGCAAAAGACTATTTATTAAACGCAATATCAGGTGCAAAAACAGTAAGTGGAATGCTACCAAAGTTCGGATTAGGATTCCTAAGTAAAAATAAACCTAAACTTAAATAATCATGAGAAGGAGAAGTTACAAAAAATCAAAACGACCAACAGGACGCAAAAGAAAATCATACGGATTTAAACGTAAAAGAGGATTTAAACCCGCACGAACATATAAACCCTCTCGAGGTGGAATAAGATTATAAAATGGCGTGTCTATCACCAATAAGAAAAACGGATAAAAAATACGGAGTATTATGGCTCGATTGTGGAAGATGTGTAAAATGTGTTATAAAAAGGAGATCAGATTGGACATTCAGACTCCTTCAAGAACATCAGGACTCAAAAAGTGCATACTTCGTGACCTTAACATATAATGATAAAAATCTATTACATGGAATTTATCCTACACTTAATTACACGGATTTACAGAATTACTTCAAGAGGTTACGTAAAATTAATACGGAAAAGATTAAATATTATGCCGTCGGTGAATACGGAGAAATTAATTTCCGACCACATTATCACGCAATTATATTCAATGCAAAAAAATCAACAATCCCAGACGCATGGTCTTTACAAGAAAAAGCTTTCGGAGAAAGAAAAAGCATCGGTATAGTTCACATGGGAAATGTAACACAAGAGAGCATACACTATGTAACTAAATACGTACATAAAAACAAAGATAAAACACCGCCCGGATCAGAAGTTCAAAAGGCGTTAATGAGTAAACACTTAGGTTATGGATATATCAGTAGAGCCAAAATTTACCATGAAAAAACAAAAAACACTTTCGTCACATATCCTGGAGGGTATAAAGCACCACTTCCAAGATATTATGCAAAACAAATATGGTCAAATAACGATCGAGAAGTTATATATAGAAATCAGCACCAAAGACGAGAAAGGGAAAGAGATAAAGATAGTGGTAGAAAAGCATGGATCAACTCTATTGGAACAGATATAGAAAAAGCAACCTTTCCCATTTATCAATTTAACGAAAAGGAATTAGATAAAAAGGAATGGGAAAAAATTAGATATTTAGAACACATGATCGACCAAAAAGCAAAATCACATAAAATTTAAAAAAATGTCAAAATTATTTAGTACAGTAGGATCAAGAAAACCAAAACGAACTGCGTTCGATTTATCACATGAAAAAAAATTATCATGTAAAATGGGCCAATTAATACCCATAATGAACGACGAAATAATGCCCGGAGATACATTTAAAGTAAGAACAGAAGTATTAGTCAGATTAGCACCAATGATTGCACCGGTTATGCATAGAACAAATGTATTTATACATTATTTCTTTGTACCCAATCGTATAATTTGGGATCAATGGGAAGAGTTTATAACTGGACAAGTGGATATATTGGCACCACTTTTAGATAGTAATACTGTTATACCAAAAGGATCACTCGGAGATTATTTAGGATTACCTGTTGGAGTATCACCTCTAAACCTTGGTGGAATAAATAGATTACCACTATTAGCATATTATAAAATTTGGAATGATTACTATAGAGATCAAAACCAACAAGTAGCATATGAGTATTCAGACGTAGGTACGCCAGAATTAACCGGACCACCATTATTAAGAGCATGGGAAAAAGACTATTTTACAAGTTCATTGCCTGCAAAACAACAAGATGGACCTTACGGAGTACCAATAGAACCAAATTATATAGCAACAGGATCACTGGCATATCATACAGATAACTCACCTGCCGATGGACCACTCTCAGTAACCAATTCATCAATACATGATAATGCCGAAAGTGTAATTATTAAAAACCTTGTTGAAGGTCAAGAAAGCGCAGT